CCCTGCCCCGGTGAAAGCCGGGTCGACCCGAGGAGAACCGAACGAGCGCAGGTTGTCGTCCATCGACCACGCCAGCGTGTAGGGGTTGTCACCGCTCGCCAGGCCGTCATATGCGCCGGACAGAAACAGATTCGCCAGGAACAGGTTCGGGCCGATCGGAGCGCAGAACCGGGCCTGCGGGGCAAACGTCGATGTGATTGCATTGGCGAACGTCGCGGCTGCCGCCGGGCCGTCCCAATACTGGACTTCGTCTTCGTAGTTCGTTGCGATGACGTAGTCCCCGAAGGAGCAAAAATGCCAAAACTCGGTGTCCCCGGAGTAGTTCCCCGCCCTCGACCAGTCGCCAGACGCTCGGTACAGGTAGTTGGCGGTTTCGCCGGAGTTTGACCCGCCGTAGAACAAGTACCCGGAACCAGTTCCCGGATGGACATGGCACCCAAGCGTGTTGGCTATGTTGGAAGCCGTGTTGATGACGCTGCCGAGGTTCGGAGCTGGGAGGACAGTGTTCTGCCACGGCACGCAGTTGTACACCTGGAGCATCCCGTCGTTGGCGAACACGCCAGCGTCAGGCTGAAACTGCCCGAACGGGATGTACTTCCACGGCATCAGATGCCAGGCCACGGCACCCGCCGTCGCCCGCCTTCCTTGTTTTCGAGTTCAGTGGAGATCGAGGTCAGCATCTCCGAGAACGCCTGCAACTCCATGTTTGCCTTCTCGGGGACCTTCAAGATCGCCATATAACAAAGGTACTTCGCGTAGAACACGATCAGCGGCGACAGCTTGTCGTTGTCGAACCACGCTGACGTGTAGGCGTCGAACATGGTGTCGCCCTCGGGGGTGTAGAACACCCACGCCGAGCTGGCGTACTCGTACCGGGGGATGCCCAACTGCCGCACGTAGTTGCCGCGCAGCACGTACCCTTCGATGTCAGCGCGAGGCGAGAACCGAAGCTCGTCGTTGTACCAGTTCCAGAAGACGGGAGTCCCGGTGTCGTAGTCCCCGCTGTGGATCAGCATGCGCTCCATCTCTTGCCGAGAGACTTGCGTGACGATCGCCTCGTCCGTCTCCTCGTCGCCATCCACTGACGGCTGCGAGATGTACAGCTCGTTGCCGAAGATCTCGCGCACGTCGGACGGCAGGCCCGCCCCTGGCTTGATCGAGTCGGCGTTGATCGGGACGGGGACGTTGAATGTCCCCTGCGCGTGAGGCAGGCGGTACTGCTGCATCCGCTTGATCGCGTCGCAGATCATCCGCTTCACGTCGGTGTCCCGCACGTTGTAGTGCAGGTCTTCGGTGATCTGCTGGACCAGCGTGCCCCAATTCATCGCTCACCCTCACGGGAAGGCCGGGGTGGCAGGGACAGGAGGGAACCTGCCACCCCGGCGCAACACGTCAGCCAGCTTCGCCAGGCTGAAGCAGTCGCGTCAGAGTCACGCTGACGATGATGATGCCAGCCGCTTCGGTCGCGGCGGCGGTGTCGGTGATGACGCGGAGGTAGTACCCGGCGTCGGGGACCACGTAGCCGATGCCATCTTCGGTGCCGGGGGCCTTGGTCGGGCGGATGATCCCGCCAGTCTGCCCCACGGTGGTGCCGTCGATGATCGTCTTCGTGGTGGTGCCGTTCGTGACCTCCAAGCTCATGACGTGAGTCGGAGAGGTGGAGGTGTCACGGTCGGCGGTGCAGATGTAGGCGTCGACGATCTTGCACCCCTGGGGGAGCTTGCGAACGATGAGCTTGTCGCCCGCCTCGCCTCCGGGCCAAGATGCGTACTTGCCGACCACGACGGTCATTTCGTCGACCGTCACGCCGTGGTCCCAGCCTGCGCAATAGAGAGTTTCGGCTGCCATTGTCAGTTCTCCTCAGGCGACGCCAGTGACGTTGCGGGCGGCGTACGAGCTGAACACGATGCGGGTGGCCGCATTCGAGACCGTCGTGGCGTCCGGAAGGGTGATGGTCCAGTTCGGGACCGCGATGCCGCCGATCACTCGGAGGCCCATGCTGACCTCGGCGCCGAAGTCGTCCTTCTTGATGATGGTTTCCATCATCTCGGCGGGCGAGTCGTTGAAGCCCTTGCCGACGCCGATGACGAGGGAGCCGCCGCCCATGAAGGCGCCGCGCCGCACGTTCGAGACGACCGAAGTCGAGTTGACGCCCGGGGGGCAGTACGCCGAGGGCACGATCAGGATGTCCTCGACGAACCCGGCGCCGGAGCGGATCAGCCCGGAGTCGGAGGGGAGTCCGCCCTTGATGAACTCGCGCGCCATCCGGTACATCTCGGAACCGCTCTTGTGCCAGTACCGAAGCACCTCCGGGTGCACCAGGGCGACGTAGCAGTCGCCGAACGCCTTGGTCTTCGCCATCGGGATCGGGTTGGCGAGAGTCTCAGCGGTCAGCTTCAGCTCGACCAGGTCTTCCACGTCCATGATCGCCGAGGGATCGGCGCCGACATCGGTGTCGGTGGTGTGGCCGTTCGGCCGGTAGAAGTAGTTGCCCGAGGCCGAAGCCGGGGTGTTCGCCCAGGTGTGAGCGGTGACGTTGCCGCGAAGCTCGTCCTTGACAGAGCTGCCGTCGATCGAGAACGCGGTGGCGTGCATCACCAGACCGGCCTCGATGAACTTGGAGGCACCATCGGAGAGGGTGTTCTTCACCTGCTCCATGACGTTCCATGGAACGTGCTGTTGGGCAAGCTCAGGGCTCGACACCTTCTGCGCGAACCGGAGCTGGTTGATCGTGAAGTCGAAGGTGTGGGTCGGGGTCGAAGTTTCGTTCCCCTTGAGGCGGGCGTAGCCCTCGACCGCACGCACGCGCATCTGCTGCTGCATCGTGATGCGACAGGTGACGCCGCCATCCTTGAACTGCTCGGACTTGAGGCGGATCAGACTCCGCTCGTCCTTGCCGAATGCGCCGAGACGGGGGTCGGTCAGGCCGACGCGCTGGAGGGCCTGATAGTGGACTTCCTTGTCGAAGATGATCTTCGCTTCGGCGTCCGAGGTGTCGAACCGCTTGGGGTTCTGGTAACCGGCATCTGCCATGGTTGGCTTCTCCTACGGATGAAGTGAGACTTGCTCGCGGCGTTTCGGGGTCCGCACTGCCCGTCTCTCCATTCCGGCTGGAGGTGCCGACTGCCCATGGCGGGCGGTTGACCTCTCGGGTCGTTACCAATGGTAACACGGCTGGCAAGATGCCGATATCGTTGGTGGGCCTGGGAGGATTTGAACCTCCGACATCACGCTTATCAGACGTGCACTCTAACCAACTGAGTTACAGGCCCTGGTAGCGGGGGCCGGGATCGAACCGGCGACCTTCCGGGTATGAGCCGGATGTTCTGCCACTGAACTAACCCGCATCAACAAAGCTGTGGCCCCTTGCGGGGCCACTTCGGGAGAAGGGTGGAGGATGAGTCGCTACGCCTTCGGGAGAAGGGTATCACCGAAGGATGCGAGCTGCAATGTCTTTGTCGCTGATTTCGCCAGCCGCCCGCTTCTCGGCCCAGGCGAAGAAGTCGTCTTCTTCGAGAGCGGCGCGGTGGGTGGTGGGCTTCGGGTTGGAGATCGTGCCGCCAGGGCGGGCGCCGTGGTTGCTCTGGCGCTTCGGGGCCTGGACCTTCGGGGCCTCCGGCTGGCGGGGAGCGTTCGCCGCAGCCCACTCCTTGATCCGATCGTTCGGGATCACTCCAGACATGGACGCCGCCATGGCCGTTTCGGCGATGAAGCCAGACACCACCGTCTCGATCTGCTCTTCCGGCACGCCGTTCGCCTTGGCGTTCTCGATCACAGAGTGCCGCAGCAGAGCGAAGGCGTTGGCATAGTCGGGATCGTTTTGGAGCCCCCAAAAGTGCGCGTCACGACAGTAGTTGGCGTGCTCCTGGAGCTGAGCCTGGTACGCCTGCTGGGCCTGGGCCTGCTCTTCCTGCTCGGCGCGCTGACGCTGCTCGATCGCCTCCTGGATCTTGCGCTCGGCGATGGCGGCGGCGTGCCCGTCAGGGTCCTCGTTCGGGTCAGGGAGAGCCTTCTTCCACTCGGCCTCTTTCTTGCGAGCCTGGAATGCCTTCCACTCTTCGGCCATCGGCTTCAAGTCCTCGAAGGCGGCAAGCTGCGCCTTGAGTTCCGAGATGGTCTTCGTGTGCTCCTCGTCGCGCACCCGGTTGCGGGCGAACGCCGCGTTCTTGGCAGCGTGAAGCCCGCTGATGAGCTTCGCCATGTCGGCCGCAGGATCGCCGCTCGGCGCCACGCGGTCCTTCTCGGGAAGCTCCGAGTTGACCTTCTCGAACAGTTTCGAGATCGAAGCCGTAGACTGCGCCTCCTCGGGCTCTTCGTCGGGAAGGTCTACGTCGGAGCCGATCTTCTCGCCATCGAGAAGCATCGGAGCCTCGACGGTCTTGGCCTTGCGCGTCGGACGCGGGGGAGCTTCCGGCTCTGCTGCTCCGGACTCGGGGATTTCGACAAGTTCTTCCGACATGGTGTTCCTCCTGTCTCGGTCATTGCTGCGGCGGTACTCCGCCCTGTTGCTGCATCGCCGCCATCTGCTGCTGCATCATGGCTGCGCGATCTCGGATCATGGTGCGAACGTTCTCTGGCAGATCCGGGACGATCTCGGCGATCACTCCAGCGTCTATCGAGCCGGACTGGAGAAGCGCCTGGAGCCCGCCAGACTCGACCAGCCCTTCCCACGTCGCCCGCATCGCATCTGGCGACGGCACGGCTTCCTGGACCGAGATCGAACGCCATGCGTCCTCTCGCCACATCTCCTTTGGCGGGATCATGAGCTGCCCGCTCTGGTCCGTCACCAACTCCTCGCCAACCAGCTCGGCGACGTCCTGCTCCGAGTAGTGCTCAGAGAGCATCCGCAGGAACAGCGCGCCCGTGCGGCGGCGGTAGAGCGACAAGGAATCGTAGAGCTGGGCGTTCGTCATCAGGGCCGCGTCTTGCAGCGCCCGGACGACCTGCCCCGAGATGCGCCGCAGGTCAGGCCCGAGGTTGCCCATCAGCGCCGGGTTCAGGCCGGAGCCCTCGACCACGGAGTTGCTGACGCGGTCCATCAGCCCCTCGGCCACCTGGGCAGACGGCGAGCGCTGCCCCGACTCGACCTCGTACGGCTTGCGCCCCTGCTGGAGCGACCCGCGAGTCAGCTCGATCACGGCGTTTGGGGAAGCCCACGCGGCAAGCGCTGCGTTCGGATCTTCAAACGCCCCCTTCTCGTACAGCAGCACGCCCTTCGGGTCGCACATCCACTGGTAGACCAGGCTCGACCAGAACATGTTCTCCAGGCGTTGCCGGTCCTTGAGGATTTCGACGATCCCCTCGAAGCGCCACTCGTCCTGCGGGGTGTAGACCCGGTGGCCGGTCATGGCCTCGAAGGTGAAGGCGTTGTAGGGGATCGGTCCGGTTTCGAGCACCACGTCGCGGATCACATAGGCGTAGCGGAACACCTTGCGCCGGATTTCAGCCGTTGCCACTGGCGGCAGGATGATGCCTTGCTGCTCCAGGCTCGCATAGAACCCGTCAAGGTCCTCCGAGAACAGCTCCACCTGCTGGAAGTTGGTGTTCTGTTCCCACGCGATCGTCGGGTCAGCGGGGACCGACACGAGATGCTTCGTCTCTGGTGCCCACCACTCCATCAGCTCGACCCACGTCGTGTTGTCGCCAGGCATGTTCCGCCCGGCCGACGACGCGGGCTGCCACCCGGCAGTCGATTCAGCTGAGCGCGACTCGCCGAACCACGACAGCGTGACGGGGATGTCGCCGACCTGGATGCCGAACACTGCGGCCACGTCGTCGAGGTGCCAATACTCACCGTAGATGTGCCAGGCCCGATCCACCAGGTTGTGCTTCATCGAGACGTTCGACGGCCACACCATCGAGAAGATCGGGCACTCGTCGACCAGGATGATCCCGCGCGGATCTTCCAGCGTGTCGAACCGCATGCGCGACCACCCGACGCCGGTCGTCGCCATCGTGGCGAAGGCGGACGACTCTGCGACCTTCGCCTCGGCCCGCTCCATGAAGGCTCGGTCGACGTTGGTCATGCCTTGGGCGAATGCCCGGTGCTCTCGGCGCCGGGGCATGTACTGCCGCTCGAAGCGGTCCATGATCTGCCGACCGCTCAGCGTGCGGATCAGGTTCGGGATCTTCGAGATGGACAGCGCTGGGCGGTTGGAGGCCTCCAGCGCCTCGCGGTCGCCCTTCGACCACTGGTTCTCGCGGTTGGAAGCGAAGACCATGTCTTCCTTCGCCCGCTCCCACACCTTCTCGCAAGCGTCCAGCCCTGACATGCGCGCCTTCATGAAGCGTTCGGCTACCAGTTCCTTCTCGTTCATCTCGCCCCCGGCAGGCCAGCGCTCATCCACGACCGCGTGTGATTGCGGGGCGGTGCGGCCTTGTAGCTGTAGGTTCGTGGGTCAGGCGACGCAACCAGCGGCCGCTCAGCCGCCTCCTTCGAGGCGTCGAACAGCAGCGCCATGCACGCCATCACGTCGTCTCGGCTGTGATGCGGCCACTTCGTGAATTCCTCGTCTCGCATGTACGAGATGAAGTCGTACTTCGGAGGTAGCATTCCGGGCTCGGCGTCGCCGTCGATGTAGAGCGACCTCGGCAGGTAGAAGCGGCAGTCCCGCATAGGAGTTTCCAGGCGCAGGAACGGCCGGTCGATCGACGCTTCCCCGTGCGCGCCCTTTGCCCGGTTGTCGTGACAACGGACGAACTCGCAGAAGATCCGGTGCGCCTTGAACGCTTCCGCCAGGTGGGGCGAGTAGTTGGCCTGGGCGAACTCCTCGATCCGCAACTCGAACACGCGGCCTATGCGGTCCCACTTGGCAGTGGCCGAGGTGACTTTTTCGTACCACTGCGACGGCGGCAGCTTGCGGCGCTGAGCGTCGATCAGGTAGATGGTGCCGTCAGGTTGAATCGCCCACCACATC